CGAGCGGCCCCTCCGCTGATACCAGCGGCAACATTCCACGCAACTTGTTCGAGTTCAGTTTTCATCTGGCTACCACGCTTTCCTATTTTGCTGCCGGTGGGTTTGCTGGAGGCAGAACATACGGACTACCTTCCATTTTGAGTGAACTATCCAAGTTGTTCCATAGCCTTGTACAAGAGTCGAACCACCAGTTTTGCCACAACTGAATTCGAGATGCTAGGCTTGGATCGTCCAAGTTCTTCATCGCCAACTTCATTGCCGCATATACAGGCAACGTATTACGCAGGACGTCGTCAGGCGCAAACGATGCGGTAGCCGTAATGGTTGGCGGCAAACTTGCGCCGTAGACAATGTAAGTCACCGAGGTGCCAGAAGGAAAGACGCCGATTGTCTGCGGCTGCTTACGGAACCAATAGTACGGAGCAGTCGTCGTGCCTCCGTTTGGCAAAGTAATTGTTCCGGTAGCCGTCTCGAAGTTAGGTTGCCATGCCCGCAGTCTGGTGTCACTCGTATGCTGAAGTGACGTAGTGCCTACCGTGACCGACATGGGGAACCAGATGTTTGTGGAGGAGATGTCAATCTCACGTCCGGTAGTCGCGGCAGTTGTGTGTGTGCCGGGAATAAATACACAAGCCCTAGCCATCTCTGCTTGCGCTTCATTGAGATAAGCGTCGATGGTGTCTTGTGTTGTGGTTGTAGTGCCTCCGGTGCCGTTGGCGTAGTCACCAATCACGCTGTTCGAGGCTTCGTTCAGCAGTGTAAGAGTATCGGCACGAAGGGTGGCAATCGTTACGGACATTACGCCATCCTTGTGTGGTAGGTTGCGGCGTATGCCTCGACATCGCCAAGACGTCGTTGATATTCCGGGAAGTACATCTGCATCCCGGCAGCGTCCCGCATCTGCATAGACCGTGCGTACAGGACCGCGTAAATCAAGCAGTCATGCGCGACAACGGGCAGCGGACACTCATGGTCTTCAGTCGGAACACTTGTGTCAATTGTTCCGCTTGTGTTGTACTGCCATATGTTTCCGGGTTGGCAGTACCCTTCAACCATCAGCCCACTTGTCAAGGCTGCACTTGGGGCTGGCTTGAGTCTGATTCGATTCATGCCGTAAACAGCACAAACATCAGGCGTGGTTGACGTTGTATCGTTGCGGTGAGAATCAAACTCAGTGGACGAGAAATTCATCTGGCGTAGACGCCGATAATCGGACCCATCCAAGTAATAAATCCCCCGTATCTTGTAGATGTCGGGGGCGCAGTATTCGTCTTCGTCAGCAACAGTGTCGAGGTATCGTCTGCCAACCAGACAGTCGGTAGACCGTGCTATCTGGTTAGCCATTTCTATCAAGAGCAAGTCCAAGCCAAACGGGTCTTGGTCTGGCATCCCATTAAAGAGATGCCCACCAAGGACACGAATACGTTGCTTGAGTTGCGCTCTTGTCATTACGATACCTGTGCGCTATCGCGACCCATTGAGAACTCTGCGCCATAGATAGCAAGGAAGCCATCCTGAACCGCAGAACCATTCAACTGCTGAAGTGCAAACCGGAGCCATGGACGTGTAGTCATTGCTACTTGCACGTTTACAATCTTAGGCTGTCGTCCTACAAACAATGGTGCAGGTGCGGCAGTAATATTAACAGCACTTCCATTGATTGTGGCAGATACCGTAAATGTTGTCTGCGTTGGCGTTGAAAGCACATAGTAGGATACCTGTGAAGTCAAACCACCCTGAGTAGCAACAGGAACTACAATCTGCCCCGGAACAAGTCCATGTGGAACACCAGTGGTAATTACTGTAGTAGAACCAGCCGATGGGAAGACTGCATTCAACGTGTTGAAGTTAACCTTGCCAGCGAATGGTGTACCAAGCGAACCACCGAGGTCGATTGTCGCACCACCAGATGATGTAGCAAGTGTTGCACCAACAGACGTTACACTTGTCACGTAATACAAAGTACCTGCGGTAATACCGGTAATAGAACCGACGTTACCAAAGATAACCGTGTCACCTACTGCAACAGGTTCCGTAAATAGAATACGGTCAGCCGTAATATCTACAGCAGTTGGCGTAAGCGCAGTAGCGTTTGTACCTACAAGTGTAGTACCTGACGTAACTGCCGCTCCTAACGTCTGTACCACGGTCGTTCCACCAAGTGCAGTAGTCAAACGATACGTTGTTGCACTTAACTGAAGGACCATGTACGGAGTTCGAACAGCAAGTCCTGTTCCCGAACCACCACCAAGGTTTGTAAACATCAGGAGAGTTCCAGATGGTGGTACAGAACCTACAGGTGTAAAGGTAGGTGTCGCAGATGCATCACTAGATACAGTTTGAGCAGATGCAGTTGCAGGACAAGAACCAACAGCAGACACCTGTGAATATGCTGTAAGTGCCGTAGGTGCTGTACCGCTACCACTATCTGCCGCACCCTGAACAATGATGCCACAATCCTGTGGACCAAAGAATCCAATTGGTGCTACAGATGCACGCAAGAAGTACTGGTTAAGTGACGTGCTATTGAAAAGAGCCGGGTCACCTGCAATAGCACTTGTTGGTGCTGGCGATGTGAGAATACTTACATCACCAATTTGGTCGCGGAAATGCGTAAAGTTTAGCGCATCTGAATATCCGACAGCCCACTGGTTTGCGGTACTTACAAGCGTAACCACACCAGAACGCGTTGGCGTTGCTGTTGCACTTACGTCGTTTAGAACACCCGCTACGTTTGTGGTTGCCAAAACGTCAGAGAACGATAGACGGAGTCTAAAATCTCTTGCCATTAATTTCTCCTAAAGGGAGAGAGTTTCCCCTCCCCCTTTACTTATTAGATGAGTGCAGGAACGTCACGTCCGACGGAAAGTCCGACGTTATCAATCCAGCAACCAGCGAACTGCGTTACCGTTGTTGTGTTACCAGATGGCAATGCACGGAACATCAGACGTACCCACGGTTTTGCCGTTGGAGATAGTGCAACAACTTGAATACGTGGCAAACCACTATATTGGATTGTAACACCAGTAGCCGACAAGGCTGTGTTTCTTGTAGCCGCATACGGAACAAGAGATAAACCATGTCGCAATGGGAAGTTAGGGTCAACTTCACATACAAACATTGGCTGGTTGTTTACAAAACCGCTAGGTGATGTTGATGCAGATGCATACACGACCTGTCCGTTTACAAGACCATGTGCGCCAGTGTATGTAGCATATCCACCGGCAATAGTTACACTTGTTTTAGCGGTGTAACTTGCGATTGGTGAAACAACCTGTGAATCGCTAATCTGCGTCCAGTCAGTACCAGCAGTTCCTGAACCGCTATCAGATGCCGCCTGAGCAATAATTTCAAAGGCGACGTTAGTAGTGTTCAACGGACCAAATGGCGCATATGCAAATCGAATATACGACTGCTCGGACGTTTCCGTGTTACCGTATATTGCGGGGTCGTTCAATATTGCGCTGGTTTCACCAGAAACAATGATTGACTGGTCTGCGTTAGTATCGCGGAATCCAGAACGGTTCAAAGCAACGGTGTTACCCGCATACCAGAAACCGGCAGTACCCGCTGTCGTTGCTGAGATTACTGCACCAGTAGATGGCACAGTAGTACTCATTGCATAGTTATTAGTCTGAAGTTGGTTAGTGTTAGCACCAAATGCTTGCTGAACAAACCTCAGAATTTGTCTTCCATCACGAGCCATAGTTGCGCTCCTTTCTCATTAAGCGAGGACGCGAACCTTCATGCGACCGATTGCACGGACGTGTGGAACCCAGAGTCCAACACCCCAGTCAAATACGACGTTGTGCATGATGCCATTTTCCTTGGAAAGTCCAAGATACTGTGGCTTGAATGGTCCACTCTGCCATCCCTGAACATATCCAGTTCCGTAACGAACTGCATAGATATGTGTACACTTACCTGCGTCACCAGCAATACCGTTGCTTAGGTTGTCAGAAATGATGTGTGTCGTACCATCAGCCTTACGTCCGACTGTTCGGATGGTTGCATTCTTGTACTTCTCAACTGGACGCTGATAGGAATCTTGCGTGATATCAAAACCAGCACCGATGCCCATGACACGGATGTTAAGTTCGATACGTCGCTTAGTTGCTTCGTTCATGTAGAACACAACACCGTCACCGTCTGGTGCGTTCATGTTGTCAAGAAGTTCCTGCATCTTAAAAATGAAGTTGTTACCTGTGGTGGACGAGTTGGTAAACAAGTCAGCCGAACCACCGGTAAGTGCCAAGTCCATTTCAGCAGGGATGTCATAGTCCGCGACGTTGTTCATGCGGTATGCAAGACCCGGGAAACAGTCAGCAGAGTTACCTGCGGCTGGGGAGGATGGGTCGTTGTTGATGAACTTATCGTTGAAGTCATAAGCAAAACCTTCAAGGAAGATTTGAACCTGTGCTTCGATTGGGTCGATGATGTTGGTTGGCTGGTCAAGAAGAACGTGGTCAACCAAAATCTTGTTGCGAACAAGATACAGAGACTCTTCGTAAGACTTTGGCTTTCCCTTGACGGCTACAGGCTCAGAGTTTACACCCGTCCAGTTTGGAAGAGGAATGTTCTGGTTAAGGTAGCGCATACCAACCTGCTTGAGGGATGGGCTGGTAAAGAGAGGAATATCTTTAAGAGCATTCCAAGTCTGATGAAGCGATTTTGTAATCTCTTTTACGAGAGGGTCATTGCTAAGAGAGGCGTGGTCCGCCAGCGTCAAAGCACCATTGAAATCAATTGCCATTGTTTTTCACCTTAGATGTTGTTACGACTACGAGTAATCCCTAGCAGTTGGCTAAGGGCAGAACGACCACCGTTTCCAGTAGCCCGATTACCAGTTGGAGCCGTTGGTTGATTGAGCGATTGCGCGGTCCCAGCAGGCGTGGGAGCGGTACGACCAGATTGAAGCCGAGCAAGTAACTCAGGAGCCAACGATTTTGTGAGTTGTTCTACCTGCGAATGAACAAGTGAAGCGGCTTCCTGTGCGTCCATGCCTCTTTGAATGAGTTGGTCTACAAATGCTTCGTTCTTACGTGCCAGAGGATATTGCGCGAAAGCATTCTGCTTTTGTTGGCCAACCATGTACTGAGAGACTTGCTGCATTGCTTGCTGATATCGGAATTTTTCCAATTCTGCTTGCATTTGCAACTGACTGGTAGATGGGTCAATCAAGTCGTTTGCTTCAAGTTCACGATATCGACTGATGATAGCGTCTTCTTGTGCCTGAACCTCACGTTGTCGCATTGCTGCTTGGAGGTCTTGGGCTGAACGATAGCCATTACTTTCAAACTCGCTGATTACGTCATTCCAACGGCTCAGTCTGTCATTAGCATCATTGGCTTTCTGATTGACTTCTTTGAACCTGTCATACGGTACAGGGCCGGGTTCGCCTTGGTCGGCGGCAGGAGCCTGTTCAACTCCCAATAAGTCATATACATCATATGACTCGGGGACGGGACTTGTATTTACGTCTTGTCCAATAGTTCCGGGTTCGACGGTTTCCCGGACCATGTCCATAATGGCACTGGAAGTGCCCGCTGTGTCTAAAGCACCGTTCGGCGAGGACGGTGTCTGTGTCGCCATCTCTTCTGACATTTTGATTATTGCTCCCTACTATCTTGTTTTGCCACTGTTTGGCTGGTCTTCTGGCAAAATATTTCTTCGGAGAGTTTCCTCGGATAGTTTCACCATAGACTTACTTGCGTCGTTCTCTTGAAGGAGGCGACTGCGTTCTCGCATCTTGACGATATCGGCTTCCATCTTTGCTCCCTGCTGGGCCTGTATCTTCTGGATGTCAAGTTGTGCCTTCATCTGTTCTGCTTCTGGGTCAAATCCAGATGGTGGCGGTGCATTCTGTGCTTGCTGTTGTTCCATAGCAAACTGCTGCATCTGCTGCATCTTTTCGTTCTGTGCAGCAAGGTGTTCCATAATCATAGAAGTTTCTGGCAGTTTGAGCATACGAACTACAAGCATATTTGTCTCTGGGTCTGCTGGGTCACCAAACAATCCCATCTGACGGAAGGCCATAAGTTTCTGCAACTTCTGGTCTGGCGAATCTTCTTGTGCGGACCCCGGTACATACTCAATACGATATTGGCCACCCTTGCGTATATGGTCAAAGGTAATGAGTCCAGTACGGAGTTCATCCGCGGGCGATTGCTTCTCTTCCATCTGGCCAATGAATGGCGCAACGCCAAACTGGGCCACAAGTGCAACTTCCCATTCCTTGATACGCGCATTACTGATTTCCATGTCGGCGCGAATAAACGAGTGTTGGGTGTTGTCAGCGCGTTGAAGCAAACGTACAGATTCAGCAGGAGTGCCTGCTTGCGCCATACCTTGGGACACGTCATGTAGGCCCGCTACATCCATCATGTCCTTCTCGAGCATCTGCAACATCGGGAATAGGTCTTGCCCAATGCCGGGAGCACGGGCAATAACAGGCGGTTGTGTTGCTTGGTTGTAGTAGATTTTGCGATAGATTCGGTCGGCTTCATCCACAGAATCGCTCATGTTGTTGAACGCGTCTGCACCAATGCCGCTCAACTTCTGAATCATCACATAGTCTTTTTGACCTTCAAACTGTTCAACCATACGACTGTAGATACGGTTGTAAGTCAACTGCAATGGGCAGAGGTCAAAGCCAAGTGAATATCCATACGTTGTGCCAGCGCGTGGCTGCCACCGAATAGGGATAAACGGAAACGAGTCCTTCTTCTCGTATGGCCAATCGCCAGCATAGAGAAGTGCAGAGTTCGTGCTAACTATGTATCGTCCCTCTGGATATTGGGCGTTTGGTCGCTCCCAGTACTCGTAAAGAACGGCTGCCTGCTTCCGGCTTTCAATCTGACCAAGTCTGGCAGTGCTGGCAGGAACCCATCCATTACCGCTACCGTTACCGCCTTCCAGATACGCATCCACATATGAGGAGTTCTGGCCAGACATAGCATCTGCTGTAACCTTGCGTCCCGCATCACCATAGTTATCCACAAACCACGATAGTGGCCTGACCGACGCGTGAATCATGTATCTGATGTCTTCGTCGCGTTTAGCCGTTGGGTCAATATAAACGTCAAAAGCCGGTAGGATTTCCTCGCGGACATCACCGACTTCCATTTGTTCGTAACCTGCAATCTCACCTGTAAACGGGTCAAAGTACGGGACGGTTTGCACACCCTTCGCGTCCCAATAAACCTTGAGGTATGAGGTGCCGCATACACAGGCCCAACGCACACGTTCTTTTAACTGCGTCTCGCGCTTAAACTTGCGGTTGAAGTGATTACAGATGATGTTGGCCTCATCTGATGCAAACCTATCTGTATCTGTGTCGGACAATGGAATCGCGTATGCATCTGGTGAAACCTGTGTCAGTTTGCCTACTACGCCATCAATAAGTGGACGCATCTTCTGGATGGTCACATAGCGATTAGGTTCGTCTGTATTCTGTAACTGAATAAGATTGCGCGTTTGTGATGCAATCCTCATCCACTGGCGACCTTCAAAGAATGACGTAGCCAATGCCCACTCAAGTTCCATCTCTGACCGTGCGCGATACGCCGCTTGGAAACAGTCGCGCACAAACATATAGATGCGTTTTTTCTCGCCCTCATCGAGGTCTGGTTCACGGTCCCAGTCCTGCCGTCCGTGGTCTAGTGTGAGGTCTTCCGGGTTACGGAGGTTATAATTTCCGTCTTGAAAACTTCCCGGCGTGCCAGAATTATTCGGAGTCTTGAGTGATGTCATTCGTGCTTGTGGCTGCATCTTGCGCGCCAGTTCGCCGAGAATATCGCCAATAGCCATTAGATGTATTCCTGTTTCGACTTAGTCGGTTTTTTAGGACCGGTTATCCTACGCAATTCTGTCCACACTTGATACACAGCAAAAACACACATGGACGAAAAAACCACATATATGCCTATTGCCCACATAAACAGTTTTATATCCATTCGCGTTTCCTGTCCTCATTAAGCCATGACGGTCGCGATGCACGTTTTGCATCCACCTCTGGACAAGCCACAGGATATTCACGCCACATCATGCCGTATCGAAATGAGTCTATAGCGTGGTCGTGTTTTGTGCCGTGGTCAATTTCTTCTGGGTCTTTAGGGTCAGCCATCGTTCTGCTCAATTCTTTGATTAGATTTGGGCAGTTACGGGTTATCCGTAGTTTTGGCACAGGCTTTCCATCAAGCATATACGTCGCGCACAAGTGCTCCTTGATGCGTCGCCATCCGGCCTTGCGGTCTTTAACGGCGCGTACTGCTGGCAAACCACGCTCCCACCAGACTTCTACAGGATACTCGCCAATTCGCTGGGCGTAGTTTTCTGGTGGAAAAGTATTTGCATAGTCAAATGCAATTGCTTCTAAACGAGTCTGCCACTTACCTAAACGGTTTTGTTTATTGACAGGTTCAGCCATTCCCTTAGATTGTAAAAGGTCCAGTACCAGTTGGACCTGTGAACTTGATACATGACCTTTTTCGTAAATCTCTGCCAGAGCATAGATGTTTTCCTTGTCATCCGATGCGTACAGGATGAATGCACAAGGCGCGCCAATACCAAAGTCATGACTTGCCCAGACACGCCACCAAGGTTGAATCTGAACTGAGTCCACAACGTGCCAAGGTTCTCCATCTGGCCCCCATTCCTTGAAGTCTGGGAAGAACAGGCCACCTACACCAACCTCGTGCTGGCATTCACGCAGGAACGATATTAATCCAAAGTCATCAATCTCACGCTGACAGACAGTCATGGATTTGTGTGACCATGTGGGTGTGCCACCTGTAATCCGATAGCCGATACGGCCATCTTCTTTCTCTTCTGTTGTGTAGGTAAGGTTTTCAACAGCCGGAACAATTGGTGACTGGACACGATGCTGAAGCATATCCACTTCACCGCTCAAGACTTTAGACATAACTGAGTTAGCATGAATACGGTTCTGGACAAATACTATGGCGCAGTCTGTTGACTTGGCTGGAAGAATTGTCTGAGTGATAGTTGCTATCTTTTTGTCTACTCGGGTAACGCTGTCGTCAAGTTCATCAATGTCATCGAAAATGATGAAGTCTGGGCGTAGGTAATCCAACTTAACGCCGCGTGCACCAGTGTCAAGACCAAAAGCCAATACATTGAAGCCATTAGCAGTGCGTAATTTACTTGCATTCCAACCTCGGCTAAAACCATACTTATTGACAGCGCGTTCAATTCCACACCTTTCCATTGTTGAGGCAATGTCCTGAACGTGACGGTTGGCTGCGTCTTGCGTAGCACAAACGTAAAGGAGAAAACGTCGAGACGCTTTCACCGCAATACGGCTGGCAATAAGTTCCATCGTCGTGGACTTGCCACCGCCACGAAACCAACACTCAATTAGTGCCGGTGGTGGATTACCTTCAACAATACCTTCTGCCCATTCCCATGCACGAATGTGATGTTCAGCCAATGGAGACGATGTTGCATTAGGAACGTATGCACGTAGCCATGACTGGTAATTCATCTCACTACCGTCGATTGGGAATGCACCAGAACTGCTGAAGTCTCCACTTTGGATGTGTTCACCAATCTGTTGGTCCAGCATCTCTAACAGAGCAACGTCCAACCCTTTATCTGGGCGGACGTACTTCTTCATGTTACGTGGCGTTTTCGTATTCAGTTGGACTTTCTTCATCAACTACCTCTGCATCTATGATGTCCTCGACGTTACGATATACGCGTAGGATGCGCTGTATTCCACTACGAATTGCCTGTAATTCGTTTACGTCCTTTACCGAATCAACCACTACTTTCAATACTTGTTGAATGAGCGCGTATGCTTGGTCTACCTCAAGGGTATATGCTTTGACCTGCGTCATGCGTTGCTCGGCCTCAATAATGTCCACACGTTTTTCAATCAAATGAAGGACCTCGTCAGTTGCCTTTGCATCCGCAATACCTTGCCTGATTATTCCGCCTAACTGTTCAAATGCCTTATCAAAATCTTGTGTCTTGCCTTCTTCAAGTGCAGTAGCACATTCGCGATATAGGCTTCGCAGTTGGTTGAGAGTCTCGACGCTTAATCCTTCTTCAGCGGCTTCAGCACGTCTATCGATGAGTGCCGTAATGTAGGCTGCGTCATCTTTGAGGGAGAAGAGTTCTGGGTCGTGTCGTAATTCATCAACGCGATTCAGGAGATGCTTTCCAATACCAGCAAATCGTTTTCGGTTGACAGATTCCAGCCCCGTTGTAAACATATGATTCTCTGGTCCTATTGGGGTGCGGCCTCCATGGCGCGCACAAAAGTCACGACCTTTCAGTGCGAATCGCCCACAACTCTTGCCATTGATATTGGCGTGACAGAGTTTAGCGAGACCGCCTGTTTGGGTCAGACCAAATCGTTCTTCAGATTCTTCCATATGCTATTATGTGGCGATGAATAATCAACTATACAACCATTACCGTGCAACAGTACACGATGCGTTGTGGGTTGCACAACATTGGGATGTATCGTTGGCAATTGGGTTTGCTTTAAAATACCTTCAGCGTGCCGGTAAAAAAACAACCGAGTCGTATGTCAAAGACCTCAGTAAGGCTACTTGGTATCTGACATACGAATCGGGTCGGCATACATTGTCCCATTCGGATGCACGGCAACTGGCTGATGATGTGACTACTCTGATTGCGAATCGTCTTGCAGATTGCTCTGGTCCCAACGACTCTGACGTAGAGCAGGATTCATCAAGTTGCCAACTCGATATGGACTCTGCATTTGTTTTAAAGCGTTGTTCGCCTGAAGAATACGACCAAATTGCCTGAATGGCACCGGCCGAGATTCTACTTGAGGAGAAACTTCTGCTGTTGACTTAGGCATTACTTTTTCTTTTTAGTGAAGAATGCCTTCTTGCCATGTTCTTTCATCTCGCCTTTGGCCAAAGCCATACGTGATGCAGGGGCTTTTCCATATTCTTTGGTTTCAGCCTTTTTGACATCTTTCATGCCGCGCATGGGCATTCCATGCTCACTAGATTCCATACCCGGAAGTTTACGCTCAACGCCCATCATCTCGGACATTGACATCTTTCCTTTTTGCATAGCCATTTTCCCTTTCGGGTAAGGCATCCCCATTGGCATAATTACTTTCCTTTCTTTCCAACACCCATCAGTTTTGATACTACCGATTGACCTGCATATGCAGGTTTTCCAGATGCATATGGATTGGTCTGGAATGATGGTCCACCAAAGTTGCCGCTGTACTGTGTGCGCTTATATCCAGTAGCCTCATCGGCAGCAGCCAGTGCACTTGCAGCACCCATAATAGGACCAGCAGCCTCTAGAGCAGCAATGGTGGATGCACCCTTTGCTGCGTTAGCAGCACTAGGTCGCAGCATTCCTTCTTTAGCAGCAAAAGACTTGCCTTTAGCAGCAAGGTCGCCGCGGCTACCAACAGACATATTAGGAGATGATTTGGTAGGTGCTGGTTCAGACTTAGTGAATGGATAATCACCACCGCCAGACCGACTTGTTCGCACACCAGATGACTTTGTTGGTGCTGGCGCAGGTGCTTCTTTTGTTGGTGCATTTTCAAGCAGGCCAGAACCCATACGTCGTGACGACCGACTCATTGTTGCAGGATTATTGGTTGCCGTTGTTTTTGGAGTAGATTTAACGGGAGTGCGCGAACCAGAAGCAACACGACTTGCGGCTTGTTTGCCTAAAGACCTTCTAGTATCGTCTTTAGCCATAGCATCTTCTATATCAATAGATGTTCCAGCACCTCTAGCAGTTGACCTTTTATTTGCAGCATCACGTTGTCCCATTGCACGTTTTATACGACGCATTTCAACTGCCATTACGGACGACAACATATTTTCATCTATGGCCATTATTTCTTCTTCCTTTTCATAGCCTGCTCTGCCTCAGACATTCCAATAGCAATTGCTTGCTTGCGATTCTTGACAGGCTGGCCAGAAGATGACTTCAATGTTCCAGCCTTGTATTCATGCATGACTTTTTGCATCTTGCCTTGTTTGATACCCATCAACTTACTTAGCATTTCGATATACCTTAGTTGCGGCAGTGCGTGCAGATGCGGACCCTTTGACAACTAATGGCCCCATACCAGCACCATGCTCAATAGCCTCAGCACGACGCACCTTGGCGGCACTTGGCTTACCTTTGAGGTGATGTTCTTTCATCTCATTGATTTCGGCTTGTTGCATCGTAGGGCGTTTAGCAAGTCCATGTTCTGTTTGTTCAATACCAAGCAAATCTCGCATTGACAGCGAGTTGATATGCTTGTTCATTCGTCCCATCATTTTTTGCCACCACGTTTCTTTAAGTCTTCTTCCATCAACTTAGACATTTTCCCTTGACTTGGATATGACTTACCGTTAGTACCACCGAGCGCAGTAGTGCCATAGTCTTTCTGTTTAGTCAATGTTTTGTCATAACTATCAACGGCACTGCGTAACCGCTCAATGTAATCAACAACAGACGTAAATCCCATGGCACGGGCTTTTTTATTTTCGCTGGCAACTCCAAAATTTGATTCTGGGTCATCTGCCCACGCATCACGGCTTCGCATATATGCTGATGCATTGCTGACGTGTCCCGCGTCTGCCATTGCTTTAGGGTCATAATCTTTAAGGCGATTTAATTCGGCAACTGCCGCCGCACGATTAGGAAACTGTGCGTAACTTCCACTTAAGCCAGAACTAGCAGTAATACGCGTATCGCGTCCTTTGGGTTTTGCAACAGACAGCGGTTTTGCTTTGTCACGTAGTGCAAAACGATAGTCATCTTCTATACGAAAATCAGAGGGGTCTTGAGGCATCAGTTGCAGTTCCAAGCACGCAATGATTTGTTGATGCGGCTATTAGGGTCATTGGCTGTCTTGGCTGATGTTAGTTTTGCTTTCATTCCAGACATCCGTGCACAGAAAGACTTACGCCTGCCAGCATCCGCTTTTGTTTTCGGATTAGGGGCAGGCGGTTTAAGATTGTCACCGGACGTACGTTTAAAGTGCGCTCGTCCAGCGGCATTGAGTCCCCCCTTGGGGTCTTGATATTTCTTGAGTACGCCCATGCCATGAGTATGACCGGCTATATCATATGTTGCAATAAAAAAGCCCTCGTGATTGAGGGCTTTTCTTTATGCAAACGGGTCTTCGATTTCACCCCATTTAGATGGGTCCGATGATGGCTTTGCAGGTCTGTCTTCACCGTTACGGTCACCGGGTTTGTCGAGTCCTTGAATCTGGTCTGCAACGATTTCCCAGATAACTCGCTTGGAGCCATCCTTCTCGTATTCCCGAGATTCCATCCGTCCAGAGATAGATACGCGCTGACCCTT